AGATATCAACTAAACCNGAAGACTTCACCAGACTTGCCCGAACAGCATTTCCATTTGTTCAAGTGGAAATCACAGATGAATCTAAAGAAGATATTGCGATGGAGTGGAGATTATCTACTCTGACTATAGCAATAACTGTTCATCTAGATGGTAAGTCACGCACGGAGAAAACTCAGTCACAACTCGCAGGCATCATAGATGCTATAGAAACTGTGATAGAACGAGATAGAACCCGTGGTGGAGTAGCACAACTAACAGAACTATTAGAAATAGGGGATATGCAGGAAACTGGGTATCCCACAGTCGCACAAACTCTGAGTATAGGTGTACAATACACTTATTCTCGTGGAAATACATAACAAGGAGACCAGAGATGGCAGATGTAAACAAACTACACAGTGGTTCAACTGGTATCGTCTATATCGGCACTACAGCGGTTGCGTCAATCAGAAGTTTCTCACTAGAAGAAACACAAGAAACTATTGATGCTACAACTATGAATGTCGGCGGCGTTGCATACAGAACAAACCTACCAACCTTCAAATCATGGAGTGGATCGATTGATGTCTTTTGGACAACAGTTGATGACGATACAGCACCTAATGGAATGGCTGATGCTAACACATTACTCGTTCCAGGCTCAACAGAAGTAACTATTCACTTCTGGCCAGTAGGTGATGATCAATACGAACTAGGCTTCCAAGGCCCAGCACTTATCACAGGTCGCACAATCTCATCATCAGTAGATGGTATGGTTGAAGCAGCGATTACTGTTATCGGAACTGGACCAGTTGTCGAGCAAGTAGCACCATAATGATCAAGACCGGTATCAGCAAACTAACATTCAAACCCGGAGATATCTCAAAAGATATCAAACGTGAAAGTCAGAGATTTATCGCAGCAGTGATGCATGATGTTAAAGAAGTGGCAGAAGAAGTTACACCAGTTGATACCGGTCAAGCACGTCGAGGCTGGAGGAACACCAAGAAAGGTGTTCTAAATAATGTAGATCATATCACTCCACTAGAAGATGGGTGGAGCAGACAGGCACCAACCGGCATTGGTCGTCCTGTTATTAAAGAAATAAATCGCCGATATAGAAAAGGAAAATACGATGAATAGCAAAGATGTAATGGGTAAAATCCGCACACATTACCGTGAGACAATCTCAGGTGAACTAAAGCCCATAGAAGTGCCAGAATGGGATCTAACGTTTTACTACAAACGTGGCACTAACTTTACAATGGAATCAAAGGTAATGGAACTTCAGAACTCAGGTAAAACTGCTGAAGCACTGATACAAGTGTTAATCAATCGTTTGTTAGATGAAGATGGTAAGCGTGTATTCAATGAGCACAACAAAGTTGAACTTATGAGGAGNGCAGATCCCAAAGTATTATTAAGTATCGTTACTCAAATCAATGATGATGACGATACAGTATCAGTAGAGGATGCAGAAAAAAACTAACCGCAGACCCTCATCTTTGGACACTGTATTATATCGCTTATAATCTGGGATACAAGATGGACTATATGGTCAATATGCCACAAACAGAGGTAGCATATTGGGTCGCATTCTTAAAAGATATCAACAAAAAGGAAAGCGGGACCCCCAAGCCTAACGGTAAAGTTAGGTTCTAATAGGAGAAGCCAATGGCAAATGTCTATGGACTAATATTCGAGATTGAAGACCGCACCAAGCGCGGCACAAGTAGTATCAATCGTGGATTAGATTCAATCAATAAACGAGCAAACTCAGTAAAATCAGCACTGGGTGGTATAGGTTCAGTAGCAGGCAAAGCAGCCAGCGCATTTGGTAAAACAGCAGTAGCGGCTACGGCCGCTGCAACTGCATTTGGGTTCCTTGCAAAAAAGAACCTAGATGCATTAGATGCATTGGGTAAAACAGCAACTAAACTGGGTGTATCAACACAGTTCCTGAGTGAGTTTAGTTTTGTAGCCAACCAAGCAGGCTTATCAACTGATCAGTTCCAAACTGGTCTACAACGTTTTATTCGCAGATTGGGTCAAGCACAACAAGGCAGTGGTGAACTACTAAAGCCACTAAAAGCACTTGGCATCAATATGAAAGACTCAAATGGTAACTTCCGCGAAGGCACAGAAGTATTCCAGGAGTTCTTAACAAAACTAGATGGTACTTCCAACAATGCACAAAAACTAGCACTTGCAATGGGTGCATTTGATACAGAAGGTGTTGCCTTTATTAACATCGCTAGTCTAGGTGCCACGGAAATAGCAAAACTACGCCGTGAAGTAGAACTTGCAGGTGGATCGATTGATAGTAGATTAACTACAGCCGCCGCCGCGGCAAATGATGCTCTAGGTAGATTAGCACTTAGAGGCAAGAGTTTTGGTCTACAGTTCTTTGGTAGTTTGGGCGCTGGTATTGAATCACTGGCAAATGATATCACTGATGCAGTTGATGCTGCAGTGGGTCGTGCAGGTGGTATGGAACAGTTTGCCGCAGGATTAGCAGAAGACTTTGGAATGGCAGTGGCTGGATTTATTCGCACACTGGGTATTATGTTCGATGGATTTAGAAATACCTTAAATGGTGCAGTAAATGTATTACAAAAGATTATCGTTGGTATATCCAAGATACCAGGTTCAGGCTTTGATGCTACTATTGGTGATGCCAGCACACTTAACGCACAAAAAGCAGCAGCCCAACAAGCACTTGAAGATCAACAAAGATTGTTTGCAGATGCAGATGCAAAAGTGCAGGAACTACGTGGCAAACTTGCAGACCTACCCAGTGGATTATTTGGTAAAAATGATCCCGACAATATTGCAGGACAACTAACGCAAGCAGTATTAGAATCAAATNNNTTANNANCGAGTCTCACTGCAGCAGGTGAGCAGGTNAAAAACCTGGATAATACATTTGTATTTGAACAACTCGCAACAGATATCACAACTGCCACAGACCAAACTGAGAAGATGGCCACTAATATAGAAGAAGTAACTAAAAAAACTGTGGGCGCAGTGACTGCCCTTGAAGCATTTGGTGGAACTGGTCCTGCAATAAAAAGTGTGGCTGAGCAAGTTGGTGTAGCAGCAGATGAGTTAGAAGCGTTTGGTGGTNTAGGCGCTACAATACCAGAGTTCCCAAAATGGACAAATACCCGGCCAGTTAAAGATATAAAAATCGCTATTGATGAGGCCAGTGTGTCACTAGCAGAGTTTGGTGGTGCAGGTAGATGGATACCAAAATACATTGATGATATACGTGTAGCAGCAACAGAAGCAGCAGTTACTTTAGATGCATTTGGTGGTAAAGGTAGATTTGTACCCGAAGATTCACCAAGTTGGTTAGACCAAATGAAAAAAGACAATGAAAAAACATCAAATATAACAACGTTCTCAGATTTCTATTCATCGTTGGCTGATAACGCTACAAACGCAGCAAACAAGATTACATTTGCAGCGAAGGCACAAAAGAAGTTAGCAGAACAACTCAAAGCAGGCACTATAAGCGCAAGTGCATTTGATATTGCAATGAAAGAAACAAATGAAACACTGCGAAATAGTAACCCATATATTGATAATATTGAATCAGCGATTAAAGGTCTTAGTGGATCAATCGCTAGTAACTTCACAGATGTTATAATGGGACTAAAGAGTGGCTTCAGTGCACTGCAAGATATCGCACTAAGTGTGTTAAGAACAATCATCCAAACACTGGTAGAAACATTTATCAAACAACAGATGGTTGCAGCATTTGGTGGTGGCGGTGGTGCAGGTGGTCTAGGCAGTATNATGGGCNTGGGTATGGGCACTCTTATACCAGGCTTTGGACTACTAGCAGGCATTGGTAGTTTCTTGGGTGGTCTATTCGCAGATGGTGGTAACACAGCAAGTGCAGGTAGAAAGCCAATCTTAGTTGGAGAACGTGGACCAGAAATCTTTATGCCAGGACAAGCCGGAAATGTGGTTCCCAACGAACAGTTAAATAGTAGTGGAGACCCACTAACTGTGAACTTTACACTAAATGCCATCGATACGCAAACAGGTGTGCAGTTCTTGTTAGAAAATAAAAGAGTGATCACAGGCGTTATACAAGAAGCCTATCAACGTCGTGGCGCTCAAGGACCAATAGGATAGAAAAAGGAAACAAACGATGTCAGAATACCTAGATGATACATTCACAAAATCAATAAAACAAAATGGACACACCTCTGCAGAGATAATAGAAATATATCCATTNCTNGTGCCAAGAGCAAGTATGCGCAGAGCAATCGAAAAATCTGGATTGGCTACTAATACTCAACGTAATCCAAATGGATACACTGCGGCTGAAATAACAGAAAAAGTTATCGAATACTGGGATACCGTTATATCAGCATGGTGGCCAGTAAGGTATAATGCATTGGTATTCCAAAATGTCAATAAAAAATGGAAGATGAACCAAGTTAACTACTGGCAAGAGAGTACCTGGAGTTTGATATATCATAACGGTGGGACAGCAGGGGATGCAGCAGGTGTCCTCGCCAATACCGATATAGTGATCCTACCGGGTAACTATTATGACCAAGAAAATCCCATAGCCTACAGAAATAAAACATGGCTGGGGTTCGATAACCAGATGATGAGATCCAACTTTGCAGCAGAGTTGACCAATACAAATGGAATCATCCAAGGTGTCACATCCGGTGGTGTAACCGATGACGATGATAACAACCCAATCACTAACACAAACTTAAAACCAAGTTTTATGGTGGTATATGACAATAGAGTATGGCATCCTGTGCTTGCACCCAATGGTTATGCCAACTCAGTATCAACCGACCCAAATCCCGCTGACTGGTCAGATATAACTACCAGTACAAAATATTATGATCTTGGGCATGCTCTATTCGATGTNACAGTTTNGGGTGGAGTGGTTATTAGTGTAGTAGCACAATCAAGACTAGATGGACTTGGTNGATGCAGTCACAGGTGGTTGGAACTACAGAGACGGAGATGATTATCGTGAGATGCAGATACTAGATACATTATCTGGTACTAGCGCAGACTGGTCACCACCCAGAATACTGGTAAGAACAAATGAAGATCAACCTGGATTGCCTCTTAATAAAGCCACAGTAGATATAACACAACCGGATCAAGAGTTCTGGCGCGGTAAGAATATTGTGGATGGGACATACACAGGTATCCTCACCGGCTTTGAGGCTGGGTTCGCGGGCGATGCATCCAGAGACTTAACACAACCAATATACGATTATGANAGCAACTGGTATGACAGAGGCTGGCCACCAGAGCCAAGAATCAGCGACATAAGAATAACCATCAATCGTCCTGTTTTAAAAACAAAATCAAGATCGCTACGTGAAACCAAAGTGGCAACTGGCGCACACTCAATGAGTTTCGAGTTTAACTACCCACCAATGATAAAAAGAGATGCTGATAGACTTATAACTGCATACGAACTTTGCCGTGGTGCAGGTCGTCCAATGCAAATCTTTATTCCAAAAGAAGTTATGGAATATCAGGAAATGGTATATGATAACACATATCCCGCTGCTCCAACTTATGGCGTTATACAATACCCTACAGGTAATGTGGGAAGCAGCGAAATAGTGGTGGATGGGTTCGAAGCAGGATATGATGTTGGGGACAACTATCTCTATGGCAATAAGTGGTATCTATTACTCCATGAAGCATCCAAACTATACCGAGTGATCAGAGCAAGTACAGCCGATGCATATGGAAGAGTTACCTTTAAAATAGAGCCGCCACTACTAAAAGATCAAAATGGTTTGCAGATT